CATGAGGCTGTACCATCTGGTGTAGATATAAAGAGTGCCCAACCTTGTTTATCTGCTAGGGCTGGCCTGATTACTTGAAACCAGACTTCGGAATCCATAAAAGCTGCTTCGTCAAGTACTACTCCAGCGAGACTTCGGCCACGCAGGGTTGTTGCGTTTTCAGTTCCTTTGAGTTCGATTAGCGATCCATTGATTAGTTCTATTTTGAGGTCGGTTTCGTTTTTGGATTGTATCCATTCTCGTGGGATTAGTTTCTTTATTTCTTTCCAGGCTATGTCTTTTGCCATGCGGTAGGTGGGGGCACAGTAGAAGTAGGTTTCGCCAGGGCGGTCTATTGCTGCTTTTAGGAGTTCAATACAAGATAAATATGATTTTCCGAATCTTCTGCCAGCCACGAGGACTCTAAATCGGTTTTTTGCGTTGAACACCTCCCCCTGTGCCCATCGGAGGGAGAGATTTTCGGCTGTTTTAGTCGACTAAACAGTGTTTTTAGGGTTATTATTCAAGTATTAGTATTTATTTAGTCCGTGGCTCAAGCATACTATCGACCAGATGTAGACAGTCCAAATGCACCTATGGGTGGTAAGGTCTGTGGAAAGAGAAATCCAGATGTAGTTATCGAAGCGAGAAGGCAAAGATTGTATAATCGCCAGCTTGAAGGCTTAACAACTAGACAATTAGTGCACGATCATGCCAGTAAAGAGAATATTGGGGTGGAGACAGCGTGGAGAGATTGGGGCAAGGTAAAAGAATGGAACGATGAAGATTGGGAAAAGGATAGAGAAAAGATGATCTCACGACTCCAGGGGATGAGAATGAGACTTTTTAACAAAGCGATGAAGAGGGGTCAGCTTCAGACTGCTGCTCAGATATTGGATTCGTTAGGTAAGGTGCTTGGGGAGAGCGAAGAAACAATTAATCTAAACACTCCAACATTATCTATTAGTGTAGAAGGAAAGAAAAAGTAGTCTTAATTTGTAGATTTATCAGTAGGTTCAGGGGTATACGATTTTTTGCTGGCGATTTTGCAACACTGCCCCGTGCGTGTGGTGGTTGGTGTTTGCGGTGGTCTGTGCTTGCGGTGGCTAGTGGAATAAATAAGCAATAAAAAACCCGCATGATTTTGCGGGCGTGGTATATACTGCAGCTCCTCCGATTTTTATTTTGTTTGGGTCGGTGGCTGCTGCGGTATATGTTCGGGTGCGTAGTAGCTTGCACCAATAAATGTAATTAGAAAAAATACCATAGCGAATAATTGTTTATTTAAATTAATCGTTACGGTTTGGGTTCTGGGGCGGTTGCGATCCATAGTGGTTCGGGTGTTATAAGGTGGGTATGACGTAAGAGAATAAAAACAATCAAATTGAATTGACGTTTTCTTTATCTATTGGGTGCTGCCACACTTTAAGATTTGAATAATTGGGAAAACTTTTTTGTTCCTGATCTAATCTATTTAGTGTTAGCTTAATTGTTTCATCTAGTGTTAAATGTGGATACCAATTAGCAAGATGTTTAAAAGATTGAATAAAAAATTTTTTCTCGTTTTCATGTGGTCTTGATAGTGACATAATTAATAGTTGATTTTTGAATAATTGAAATTTAGTTTAAAATACTCATCAAACAATTTAGATGCTTTTTCATGTTGGCCTTTGTTTGTGAGTTCTTTTACTTGTTCTAAAATTTTTGATTTAAAAATTTGTTGTTTTGTTTTTGTTGTTTTCATTGGTTTAGTTCCTGATGTAGTTTTTGTTAATCGTCACTTGGAAACATAATCATAGTATTGTTATAATCTGCTTTTGTATGATCTCTTAAATTCATACTCTTTTCCTTCAATCCATAACCAACAGTTTTAATCATAATTTTCCTGCCCGTGGTTAATGTGTACCATCCGTATAAAATACCACCATCTTCAGCGTCAATAACTTGTTTGCATAATTGTTGATTGTCTCGGCCACCGTTAAAAATACCTTTGAAAAAATGCTGCTCCAGATAATTAAAAACTTCTGCAACTATTGCGGGGTTTTTATCCATATAAAAACTAAGCGGTGCAGATAATAAAACTTTTCCAAAGTTCTCTTCGGGTAGGTTTGTTTGATTTGGTTGTGTTGTTGTGGTCATTGGTTTTAGTTCCTTTTTAAATTAGGGTTGTTTAAAAATAGGCATATTGCCTACCCCTATTATATCGTACTTTTACCTTTAATCTACTACTTTATGAGGTTCCGGGAACACTAAATTTTTTGTCTTATTGATGAGATTAGCACTATAAAAACCTAGTTATATCAATACTTTTGAAGTCTTACACTTAATAATCCTATAATTTTAATTGTAGTAATGTAGTAATACTCATAAAAAATTTAAAATCATTCATTTTTTAATTGTTTTATTTTGGACTCAAAATAAGATAATTTTATCAATTTGCATAAAAAAAGATCAGGTTTTTTAGTTCCTGATCTAGTTTTATTAGTTGTTAGCTTAGGTATTTATAAAGCTAGACATAATTCTTTAGATCTATCAATTATATTTGCATTTTTTCCATAATAGTTCTGTTCCATTCTTATTCTTGCTTTTTCACTTTCGTCATTAATATTACTAGCTCCCATTTGATGTGAGTAGTAATAATTAATTGCATTATGTAAGCTGTAAGCTGTTCTACCATTTTGCTCAAATTCTTTAACCATATTTTCTTTTATTTGTTTAACCTCAACTAAATCTAAATATGTCTTTTCTCTTTGTGTTTTTAAAACTCTATCAGTACAAACTTTTTTATTTTTCCATTTATCAATAAATAAATTTTCTAATACTTCTTTAACTTGTTCTTCTTTTATCTCTTTGCGTACCATTAACTTATAATCCTCTATTGACTTTGTAAATTCACCCTTTTTAAAATCAATAATTTTATTGATGTTTTTAACATTGTCATTAATAGATTTTGTATGTTTAAAAACTAGAGGATTAGACTGTTTTAATTTATTCATTTGATTAAAACAAAACATTCGGAAGTGAATAAAACTAATATGACAGCTAACGCTAGAATCATGACTTGATACTATAGCTAATCTTAATTTATGGGGGTCACCATTTTGTACGTCTTGTATTGAGTCATCAATAGCAAGATTAAAAACAAATCTTTTATTATCAATATTCATAATAGACTCTATTGTTGTTTGACCCCTTACCTCCTGAATCACTTTTTTAATAGAATCTAGTTGCAATGTTGTATATTGCATTTTTGGAATATTCAACAGTTGGTCTTTTTTATCGTGGCAAATAGCCTGATAATCATTAATTTTAATTAATTCCCCTTTTTCATTTTTAAAAAATAAATCACGTCTAACAGCTTTAAAATCTAGCTCGTTTTCCTTCCATATAATATTGAGATCTTTTTTAAAAGAATCGTCAATAACAGTAGACCCTTTAAAAATAGTCTCGTTGCTAGAATTTTGATAACCTAGTTTTTCAGCGTTTAACTGATTATTTAAATTTTTTGAGAATTGATTATTAGAAATACTTAATGTATTTTCTAATTGGTTTTTAAAAAGTTCAATTTGGTTTTCCATTTTGTTTAAATTTGGGTTGTTTAAAAAAGACACATAGTGTCTACCGTATTCTAATTTAATATTCTATTAATAGCAATAGATATATTTATATGTGAATATAAAGTAAATATTTTTATAAGTATTTTTACTCATAGTATCCAGTACGGGTTGACCTGTGGAAAACTCGCAGTGTCCTGTGGAAAACTTTTTTTCCAAAATTTTCAGAAAAAATTTTTTCATACTATCCTGCACGAAAATCCAGCCTATGACTAAACTCTGGCAGTAATTATTTTACTATGAAAGGCCGTTTTAGTGTTTTTTCGGCAATAGGTGGCAGACACTATGAAAGGCGATTTTTCAAAAATTCTGAGAATTATCAGTGAGAATAAATAAATGAGAATTTATTGTTTACAAAACACTACAATAGTACTATAATAGAATTGTTCACTAATCCACCTAAAATTATGGGCTTAGATATGTACTTAAAAGGTACAAAAACATTCGGGATTTATCCTAGAGGACAGTACAAACCTCCCTTCGAGAGAACTTTTGAATTTCAAAGTTTACTCAATAATCATAATATGGAAAACGCTCCCATAGATTACGACACTTCTTGGTCGTGCTATACAGTGCAATTCCCTCTAATGTACTGGCGAAAGTCGAACCAGATTCATCAGTGGTTTGTTGAAAACGTACAGGGTGGTCAAGATGACTGTGAAGAATATGGAGTTTCGTTAGAGGACTTACAAAAATTAAGTAAGACTATCGAACCAGCTTTAGTTTCAACCGCAGCAGCCAGTGAGTTACTTCCTACTTCTGAAGGGTTTTTCTTTGGTTCACAAGAATACGATAAGTATTATTTTGAGGACTTACAAACCACCAAAACGCAAATCGACAAGATAATAGCGTACCAGATAGCAGCCGAAAACGCTCACAAATGTAGATGCCTTAATTTAAAAAATTATAATGGCACTATGACTACTGAGGAATTTAATAAAAAGTTCCCAACATTGACTAAGGATATTCCTTTTGACAGTTTTTATTATCAATCCAGTTGGTAATGAATAAATATCAAATAAATACCGCACTGGACAACATGGACAGATTCGGGGGAAGTTTCGTGGCTTCCCTCGCTTTTTGCTATTCTCAGGCCGATCCAGATAATCAAACCATACTGTTTAATGCGTTTGAATCCACTTTTATTAAATATTCTAAGTTCAATGAAAATTAAGCCCTACTATATTCTACTCAAGTGGAATATGAAACACCCTGAAAACAGGTATCGTACCAGCTTGTACGAAATATGGAAGGAATATGATGAGGATTTTCTTTTTGACAGTATCCTGTACGAAGTAATTGAGTTCTATAATTCTTTGGCTGAAGCTAGAGAACATAAAAGGAGGTTATTGAATGGATAAAAAACAATCAATAGACTTCGTTCAAAATATATTAATGGCGAATGAAAACCTAAAACCAGAAGAACAATTACAAAGAAAAGATATTGTTGACATTCTTGTAGTAGATCACAAGATACCTGAAAGTACAGCTTACAGATATTTTTCTGACGCACTTAGGGAATACGAATGGGAACAAGAAAAGTCAGGCGATCCAACACGAATAGATAAGAACAAAAAAGTTCTCGATCAAGTGTGGGATATAGCACAACACGCTATAGAAATAGAGCTTGATGATGAAAAATACTTAAACACCATAGAAATATGGTCAAAATTATCTACCCGATTTAAAAAATTATGACTTACGAACCATCTTACGGGGAAAGTCCACTAGACACTATCCCAATAGAAACTCTAAAAGAGTATATGCAAGATCACTTGTCAGATAGCATACAAGATGAATTTAGAAATTCTTATCAGTCCACTCTTTTAGATTTAGTTTTAGATTTTTATGTAGACCAATGTTCTGAACTTGACGTAAAAGATTACCTATCTGAGAACGATAGGATATATGATATTTTACGATCCATAAATGAAGATGATAAAGACTATCCTACGGAGACTAATTATGGTTAAAAATTTATTTGATTCTCAGATTTGTGTTGATTGTGGTCTACCCTGCCATTTTGGTTCGGGTAGATTTATCAACAGATATTCAGTTTTTGCTGATGATGTAGAGGGGTGGAGGTGCGGAGAATGTGCCGAAGCTGTAGATAAAATGATGGAGGAACTTCAAAATGATTAAAAAAGTTCTAGTAACTCTGTTAGTTACAGTGGACACTGAGGATGATATTGTTTCACCTGATGGCGACCCACTTACACAAAATGTTGTGTTAAATCATATAGACAATGATGTTTATATGTACCCCGTTGAGGAAATATGTACTTCTCATGTATCTGACTATGTAGAACACTCAAAAAGTGTAGAAAAAAGAATAGAGGACTTGTACCATGACTAACGACCCATTTACAGAAGAAGAAAAACAGTTAATCAAGGATGTATTCCTTTATATGATGGACTACATAAATGATGACTGTTTTACTGAAGAAGATAGGAAACACTACGATAGCGTTTATATAAAACTATCTTAAACTACTGCTAACTCTTTTAGGTTTTTGTGGTAACGATCCACTCTTTGTAGAAATAAACTTTTTGCTCCTTCTAATTCGAGAGAATTGAGGAGCTTTATTTGTGGCTTACCACTTCTACGAGCTACTACGACTGCTCCGTATTTCGGCTTGATTCCTGTGAGATGTTCGAGTCCAATACTATACGCTCCAAGTTGATGGCAGAATTGTTCGATCATATCGTCAGATCGTACCTCTTTAGCAGTTTTCCAGTCCACTATGAATGGCCCATCTCCATCAATATCAAGTAGGGCGTCTGCTGTGCCAGCAAATCCGTATCCTGGTTTGTACACGGAGAACTCTACTGCATGAATGGCCGTTACACGATCCAGTATGAATGATCGTAAACCTCTGGCGTAGCCTGACGCACTCCAGCTAACACGAGGTGCGGATTCAACTGCTTTTTGTAAGCCCCATTGCGTGACTTTTTTCGGACAGCGTTCCAGTCCATCCGATCCAGTCCTCCATATTCCTCTTTTGTTGGAGTTTTGTCTGGCAAATTTTGCTGCAAGTTTGAGAACAAACTCTGCATGACTGTGTGCGAGCTTGCCTCTTTCGCAAGCAATATCACGCTCCACAATAGAATCTGACTTTTTAAGCCAATTTTCAAGGGCATCTTTTGTATGTTGGGGTGCGGTTTCTTTTAAAATATGTGTAACTGAGTGATATATG